TGATAATAGCCAATCTTGAATCCATATTTAGGAGCCATTGAAGCTCTGTAGTAGAGAAGTTTATCATCATAGCTGTTACCTTCACTTGCTTTCTGGATAATAACGGATACTCCGGCATTTTTAAGAGCCTGATAATCAGTTATATTGCTATATTCATATACATCAACACCATTGTATATGTTAGTTGCTTGCACATTTTGAGGTATAGAAAAAGCACTGATTACTATAAAGGCTGTAAACAATGCTATTACACCTATTCTCCTTCTTTTCAAGTTTTAATTTCCTCCTTTTTATCTAGTTCTTTGTCTGTGGATCTGTAGTGCTAGTAGTATCTTTCATAGCAACAACTTGTGTAGCCGGTGCCCCTTGTCCTGTCTTAACTCCGCCTAAAGCTGTTGACTTCCCAAAATAAAAAGATATAACAGATGTAACAGTATATTCTACAAGTTTACTGTCAACCTTTCCCATTATTGCAAGAATTATAAATAGTAATGTAATAGACAGAGCAATAATTTTTCTAACTCCTATCAAGGCTTGTAATCTTTCTTTCATGTTGTGTTCCCTCCATTTCAATAATTTTCGATCTTAGATTGAGTACCTCATTTTTTAATTTCTGGTTTTCGTCCTGCAAAATTGTTATATCTTTCTTTAGTCCATCTACCTCAGATTGGTAAGTTTTCATTAAAAGTTTCGTCTGACTATCCATAAAATCTTCTCGCTTAACCGCTCTATCCTTGTCAGCATTTATTACAGCAACTTTGTAGGTAATACAGCCAGTTAAGAGAGAAGAAACTACAGTAGCAATTACTGTAATTATACTTCCCTCGATTATCATTCTACCTCCTTATTTTGCTAGTTCTTTTTCTAGCTCTGCTTTAAATTCCTGACAAGCTGTTTCAACTTGCGGATTTAATTCAGCTTTTACTCTTTCATAAGGTTGTCCACAGACAAACAATTTTATATTACCATTAGTATCTACAGTAGCCTGTAAGCTACAAGTTCCTGATTGTCCAGTTATAAAGTCTGTAACTTCAAAGTTATAATTATATTCAATTTTCTTTGTTATATCCATTTATTTTCTCCATCCTTTTTTCATAAATATATTAGTAATTACCAGTTACCAAGAATTATAGCACAAATATCTATAGTCCTTGATGGCTGAACAGTTTGCGTTATATTTCTAAGACGTAAGTCAATCGAGTATAGTCTTTCTGTTGACCCAACATATTCACCTGTATTTATTGAGTTTGTAGTCCAGTTTACAATCATCGGAAACATTTCATGTGCTAATGAAAAGGCTAATACAGCTCCGACACCTTCAATATCTTTTTCATACCAATCAGTTAAAAGACAACCATTAAAAGCTACATAATCTCCAACAGCGACTGAACTAGGAATATACAATCTAAACCACTGTGTTACTATCTTTCCATTAACAGCAAGACCCTGGCTATATGAAGGATTTGAGTATAAGCTACCTGTCGCATAAGTCTTATAATTACTCATATACATTCTGGCAGGATATTCAAAAGCGTTCATACTTTTAGTCTGTATATTATTTTGATAAAAGGTTAAATGACCATTATCAAGTTCTATCCTGTCCTCTCCGCCGGCGGTAAGCTTACCCTTCATTACCAAGTTTCCGCTACTATCTGCTGAGAATACTGATTCGCTGTCATCATTATTAATAGTCAAACCAGTATCAGCAATAACAACTCTATCTGAAATTCCGTTAAAACCTATTTTTACATTCTCAGATGTTTGAGCAATTTGCGTAGATTGTACGATTCTATCTTGTGGAGCAATATCAAATTCTGTAGCTTTTGTGCCTATTTCAAGTTTAGGTTCTTTTATATAAAGATAAGAGCCATCATTTGTAGCGTTTGTGATACCAATAGCTATAGCAAGAGTTTCAGTATTTTGAGTAGTGAAAGTATATGTGATTTTCTTCCATTCAGTATTTTGAACAGATTCACTGTAATATAAATTTGCCCAGTTATCACTTTGATTACCACTTAGGTAAAATTTACTAGCAGAGCCAGTATTACCTGCCATCACCTTACAACTAAAAGTATATTGAGTTAAAGGTGAAATTGGAATATCTTGAGTAGTGTGTGCTACATACTTACTTCCGCTACCATCATTTAAAAAGGCAAGCAAACGACCTGTTATTGAAGCCACTCCAACTTGACTATTCCACCAACTTTTGTCAAAATCATCTGCTCTCTGTAATAAATTTACTCCACCAATCTGTACACCATCTATTGCTGAAGCTACATCTTCTGGACTTGCTTTGCTGTCTAAATCTGCATTATACTCGGTACTGCTTCTAACGGTACTAACAATTTCAGCAGGAGTTATCTTTAATTCTGCTTCCGATACCCTTGTTGTTAGTGCTGTAATTTCTTCCTTTGTATCGAGGGGAGAAATATTAAACGTTGTAGCTCTTGTACCTTCTTCTAGCTGTATTTCATCTACATATATATAACCACCTGAGACATTTTGATATACATATAACTGGAAATAAACTTGATCTGTGTTTGAAGGTAGTGTAAAAGTTATTTTAAGTTTTTCCCAAGTATCTGTAGTGGTAGCAGAAGCACCTGTAACAGCAGAAGATGAACCAGATGAAAGATGATATAAAATTCGAGGTATAACAACACTAGGACTGATTCCTGTAGATGAAGGAATGTAAGTCTGTAATGAGATTGTGTAAGATTTTCCTGCTATAAGTCCATTTAAAGTTGAAGCGTCACCTAACATAAATTCCCTGTCTGATACACTGGCGGATGTATTTGACAGCTTTAAGGAAGAATCACCAGAAAGCTTTTGATCCGTACTCAACGTTGCTGTCAAGGCTACAAGTCTATAGGAGTTATTTAATGTAGGAATTTCATCTTCACAATCACCATGTCGAATAATGTTTACTCCGCCAACCTGCACACCTCCCACTGCTTCTGTTATGTCCTCTGGATCTGCTTTACCATTTGCTGTAGACAATGCTGTATTTGCTGTTTGAGTTGCCATTTGAGCGTTTCCATTAGCACTAGAAGCTAAAGTTTCTACACTCTCTAAATCCGTTTGTGAAGCCTTTAGAGCTATTTCACCATCCCTAGCTGTCAATTCCTGAGTAACCCAACTAGCGTCCGCCTTACCTTCAACACTTCCTAAAATGTCTTGAACATCTTGAGCTAATTTCTCCTGATTAATTCCGCCAATTTCTAATCTATCCGCAGACAAAGTTCCTGCATTTATATAATCAGCATTTACAGATTGTCCGTTTATGAAAGCCCCAACATTCCACTCATTATTTTCAGAATCCCAGTTAGCAATTCCCAGCATACCGCCTTTGAGAATTACTGCTTTTGTAGGAGGATTGTCAGGATCATTATTAGGCTTGTCATAAACCCAAATTCCATCTTCTTCCTCAATGTAAACGTAACTAGAACCTGATTCAAAATTAGCATTATTTACAGCTTTTATCATGTCATAAGAGCCAGTACCAATTCTATCATCTGGATTTTTGATATACTTTGAAGGTGTACTTCCGAGATTCATCATAAAGCCTGTTAGTGCAGTAGAGCCAGTTACATTGTCCTTAACATACTCAAAGTCAATACTTGTTATTGATTGCATATCAGCTTCTTTGACAATAGGAGTAGTGAATGAGAATCTTTGCCAATCTGTTGTGAGTGGACTGAATGTAGGGCTTTGAATTTCCTTTGTCATGGCCGTACCTGTATCAGTTTCAATATAGTTTATGTGAATGTTGAAATGTCCAGTGTTTTCTGCTGTATCACTTTTAGCAAATACAGATAAGGTGATGTCATAACCTATAAACTTTTCGATACCTACTATATATTGTTTTGCAGAAGCATTATTTGTCAGCTTAACACCTGTAGTAAAGTAAGGAATACCTGTAACAAGAGCTATCTCCGTTGTACCTGTAAATGTCCAATACCTAGTACCATTATTTACCTCTGAATTTCGCACCCAGTTATAATTTATAGGAACACTAGGATCTCCGATATTCTCTTTCAATTCAATGACACCATCACCTAAGACAGTTACATTATTTTCAAGCCTTGCTAATCCGGTAGTGATGTTCATGACATTTGTTTCACTAGATAGACCAGATAGACTGCTTGTAGTCTGCACGATAGATCCTACAAAGTTTCCAAGTTCAATTTCTGTAGAACCTACATTTAGCAAATCAACATCTCTTGATATTACATGAGTTTTTACCATCATATTATATAGGAAGGATCTGTCTACAACGTTTATAATATCTCCAAGACACACTCTCATGTCCAAGACATCAACAGCATATCCAGATAAAGCATATAAATCTAAAACTGTTAGCTTGTAATTAACTTTTGGAGTATTTACAGTCTGTAGCTGATTCCATGCTTCCTTAATAAGTACATTAGGATCTGTTACATCTGTATTGCTGTAATACACGTATCTCGGCCTTTTATTACCAGTACCATCACCGAATCCCCATAAAGCTGTAGCGTCAGTATCTTCTAAGATTGCACTTCCAGCAGGTTTATTCGCAGGATTGGTAGGTTTTGTCCAGACAACATTTGATATTTTAACAAAGTTTCCGTCTGTTTCTTTTCCATAAGGTACAATAGCTGTCTTTACATTCGTGCTGTCTATTGTCCTTTCAATCTCGGATATATTGACATTATAATCAAAGGTAACTCCTCTATCCTCGCCTAACTCTGCTTTCATAGTCAAATAACGGTGCTGAATCTTCATATCAAAATACTGGAACTCAAACTCTAAATGAAGTCCAAAAACAGAAGCTACAATTTGTAAAGCTTCCAGAGAAGTTTTAAACTGTGTTTCTTCAGGAAAAGGAGTAGTAATTGTAGGATTGTCAAGTGGTTTTGTAGGGTTTACTTCCCATCTGGTATTACTCAATATTTCGTCTACCATAAAAGCTACAGTATTCGTCTTTCCCTTTTGCTCCCTATAATAAATTGTATCAATAAGTTCCTGAGAGTAATCTTCACAGTGAACAGTCATAGACTTTTGCGGAACTGTATCAATAATTTTAACTTCTTTTATAACAAAAAATCTCCATGCTCCAGGTGATACACTTTCATCAAAAAAGCCTATAATGTTTTCCTCTCTAACATATATTGCTGTATCTATTGTCACAGGTACTTCTAAATCCAGTGTTGACAATCCATCTATTTCTTCATGAAACTTAGCTGAATTAATTGTAGCCTTGTCATATCCATTGTCTGTTAGCATTATTTCTGCTTCTTCATCTCTATTTAAAACGACAAAATCCATAAAATTCCTCCTCTCCTTTTAGAAATAATATTCTGTAGTTGATATTGTAAGCTCACAGTCCGGATCAAAGTTCCATGTTATATGAAACGTTCCTTGATGTGGAAAGTTTATCCATTCTGAATAGTTCACAAGGACTTTCTGCATATTTGTTATTCCGGTAGATACAATTCTCCTAGTTTCACAATCTATAGTAGTTTCTGTAAAACCCATAAAGTCTGTAATTTTTAATCTATCTCCCGTTTCTGTCACCGTCATTGTCCAATCATCTTCAGGAACTACACTATAATGTGGTCTATAAAAAATATAGGCTGAAGATGGTGCTGTACCATTATAAACTAGCGTTGCTGTTTGATTTTCCAAGTCTACCGTAGCTTGATCGCCATGAATAATTCCTCTACCTACACCAGCAGGTACTAAAAAGCTTATCTCTCCTTCACCTGCTACAATTAAGTCCGAGATATCAACCCCATCATTTACCACAGCGTCATATACAACATTAGGATCATCCATGAATTGTAGAACTGAAGTTTTCCAGTTATTACCTCTTAACCAGTTAGCAAGTGTCCTTAGCATACTAGGAATTGTATCTCCTGTAGTTTGTGGAATGATTTTTACTTTTAATTTTATTGTTTTAGAACCAATTGTCAGTCCAGAAAGAATCCCACCAACACCGCCAGTTTTACTGACAATGTTAGTAGAAACTTCTCCAAGAGCAGGAAGGTCAACAGCCTGTACAACAACAAAACTAGGTATTGAAACATTATTAAATTTTACACCAAACATTAAAATCTACTCCTCCCTCTTGCTCTGTTTTCTCTCTGCTGAAGTCTATAAAGTTCCTGTCCTATTTTCTTTACGTCGGCTTCTTCTCTTACAACCAAATTAGCTACGTTTATTTCTACAGATGAAGTTGAATCCTGTTTTAAGTTATCTGGTATAGAAGCCATTATATTTGTTCCTAATTGTCCAAGCACTTTCTTATTCAGAGGTAAAGCCATTTCTTTTCCTGCTTCACCAACTCCAATTACAGTAGGACTATTGAATATACCACCTTTTGCATACCAGTCAATATTAAAATGAGGAACTGAAATATCAGGAGGTGTCAGATCCCAAGATCCTGAAATAGATAAATGAGGAAGTTTAAACCAACTTTTAAAAGAGTTCCAAGCCGATTTCAGTCCACCGATAAAATTGCTCCACATACCTCTTATACCGGCCAAAGCAGAACTCCAAGTTCCACTTACGGTACTCCAAACACTCTTTATAGCATTTACAAAGGGAACTCCTATAGCGTTCCAGGTACTCATAAGCCCTTGTACAAATCCTTGCCAAATACTTTTTAATGTCTGGACAACAGCATTAAAAGCACTTTTTACACCGTTCCAAGCAGATATAAAAGCGTTTATAACAGGTACAATGTAAGAGGAATAAGAAGACTGGAAAGCTTGGCAAAGCCCCGCCCACAAAGCTTGTATATAAGTTATTGCAGGTTGAGCATAATTTGTCCATAACATGATAAAGGATTGTCCCACAGCACTAATAGCCGATCCTATTGCCTGACCTACAGGAGCTATAACACTGCTGTAAAACCAATTCCATTGAGTAGCTAACCAATTAATCGCAGTACCTATTACTTGCTGAAATACCCATACTACAAGCTGTCCCAAAGCTACGAAGAATCCCCCAATAAACTGTCCTATAGGTGATAAAACATCATTCCAAAGGTAAAGGAAAGGTTGTGCGATTGCCATAATTACCTGTGCTACCATGCTCGCAAAAGACATTATTCCTGCACCTATTGTACTGAACAAATTGCTAAAAAATTGTCCAATAGGAGCTATATAAGTTTGAAAGATTCCTACGATTCCTGCCCATAATCCTGCAAAGAATCCTGAAATACCTCCCCAAATAGTAGAAGCTACACCAACTATTTCTGTCCAAACACCAGCTAAGAAAGTCCCTATATCATTCCAAACTTCTATTGTTTTCTCTTTTACAGTGTCCCAGTGCTTATAAATTTCATAAGCGACAAGAGCTACAATATCAACTAGAGCAAGAATAGCAATACCTACAGGGCCGAGTGCTGTACCAATTGACATAACAAGTCCACCGATACCTTTTGCCATGTTAGGAATTGTTTTAGTAAAGAACTTTGAGAACCCACTCCAAGCCTTTGTCATGTCAGCAGAACGTTTCTTGAAGTCAGTCATCCAACCGATAGCACCTACAATATCCTTCATAAGTTTTATAAGTCTACCTACAGAAGATATGATGATACCTAAATACATTGTCACAAAAGGAGCTACAATTAAGAACTCTGCTACATGAGCTAAAGTCTTAATCTGTTCAGGACTAAGTTTTTGTAGCCTTGCTATAAGAGATTTAATCTTGTCTAGGAAGTCTTGAATCTCTGGCTGTAATACTGAAAAACCTTTGTAAGCTAACTCTTGAAGCTGTCCTTTAATGTTCTGCATTTGAGCCTGAAATTGATCCGATTCTCTGGAAGCTTGTCCCTGAGCGTCTGCTGATTGCTTTATTGCTAGGTTATACAATACCCACATTTTCTTAGCACTGTCCAAATCTGCATATTGACCTTTTAAACCTTCTCGTAACATTTCACCTTTTATAGTGCTTTCTCCGAACGCTAGTCCGAGCTTGTCAACAGCTTCAAAATTTCCCATTAGAGCAGATTTCATCCTGTCTGTAGCTTCTGTAGGATCAACGTCATAGAACGCCGCTAAATCGTCAGTCAGAGTAACCATTTTCTTTGAAAAGTCTAATGCAGTAGTACCAGTCATTCCCATAGCTTTTCCGTATTGATTGAAGCTTAATAATTGCTGTCTTACCTGTGTATCAGTATATCCTATGGCCTTTGCTGTAGTACCTGCCCACTTCGTAGCTGAACTTGCTAAACCTTTGAATGACTGCTTATATGTTGCTTCAAAAGCCTGCAAGTTTGCTCCGGCTTCAATCATTGTTTTTCCGATTCCAGCCAAAGGTAAAGATAACCCTGCTGTCAACTTAGAACCTGCTGAATATAAATTATCTCCGAAGTCCTGAATACTTTGTCCAATTTTACCGAAGCCTTTAGCTGAGTTCTGTATACTTTTACTCATTTTATTCATTGTATCTGATAGAGCGTGCAAAGCCTGCATAGCCTGCGAGGTATCTGCTGTGACTTTTATATTAGGATTATCTGCCAATTAATTTCCTCCTTTCGATAAAAATAAGGGGAAGCCTGTAAAACACTTTACAAACCTCCCATTTTTCTATAAATTAAACCGCTTTTTCAGCTTCTCTCTTTCTTTATCAACACTGCCTTTATTTAATTTGCGAGAATGTTTTTCACTCTCTACAGGCTTGTATAATCTTTCCGGTTTAATAGGGTGTTTGAAATGTCCAGTAGCGTTCATAAGATAGGCTGTTTGCCATGATAACATTCTCATATCAATATCTCGCTCATGAGCTTCTCTATCAATTTCAGCCCTTATTAATCTGCTAATAACACTCAAATCTATATCCATCATGTAATCAAAATCTAACCGACAGTAAGCTAGTCCATACATGTAAATTTCATCCCAAGTTAAACCGCTGATTAGTTTAAACCTTGCATAGCTTCTTCCAATTTTTTATTGACATCTTTCATATTACTCATTTCGACAAATTCTCCAACTTGTTCTTCAGTTAAATCTTTGTCCTCCCATTTAAGCCCTGCGAATAATAAAGCTCTAAGAACTTTTAATGACATAGCTTTTTCATCTGAAAACTCTGCCATCTTCTTTCCTGTCAAATCTTCAACAAGAATTAATGAGTTAAGATTAAATCTCAAATGTCTTTCCTTATCTAAATTTATTGTTACTATTTTTGAAGGTTTTGCCATTAATTAACACTCCTTTTCCTTTTTAAAAATTTATAGACGATTGTTTCTAGCACAACCGCCAAAGCCGATTATTTTCTATATTAAGGTGTAACTGCTCCTACAGTTCTAACCAATGGTGAAGCTCCCTGCAAACTCATACTTATGCTTACAGCGTCATCTTGTGGGTAATCTTCTGGAAAATCCGTAATAACTGCTGAACCTGTATAGGTGTAGCCTGTTGCTTCTGCATCTCCACCAACTCTGATTTCTACTTCTACAGGAGTTCTAGCGTCAAAAGCTGTAAAAAGAGCTTCTAAAGCTGTATCTCCAAGACTTACAAACATATCGCAGTCAATAGACCATGACTTTACACCTGCCATACTTTCTGCCCAGCCATTGGAGTTTTTGTCGGTAGTATCTATTGTATTTGCAGAACGATTCAGAGTAGCACCAGTTTGTCCACCTAAAGCTGTTGACGTTTCTCCTGATACAATTTTAAGAAGCACATCAACGCCTGCTACCTTTGCCATTTAATCTCCTCCTTTAAATAAAAATGACCTTTGGTTACTCAACCAAAAGCCTAAAATCTGTGGTATATATATAAAAATTATCTTCGTCCTGTCCGTTATAAAACGGATTGGAATTTTGAGCTTGAATCAAGATAACCCGATTTCCGTCACTTGTTATATTTGTTTTGTTATGGAGTTCAGTAATAAAAGTATTAGCGAGTTCTTCTGCTGTAGAAGGGTGTTTACTTCTAGTCATAATCTGAATATTAATCTCCTGCAAATCATCTGTTTTACTTTTACCTCTGGAGTCTCCGTTCACAACATCAACAATTGCTTCATTACTTGTTCCCTCTGTATTGTAAGGGAATTGTAGGGGATAAAAAACAACATCTTCAAACAAGTTGTTTAACATATCTACAATTTGAATCAATCTCAACTAATACTCACACCTCCCTTGCTAATCCCTTCCTTTTGCAAAATATTCAGCAACACTTTTCTTCATTTCTTTTTCAATATATTTACCGCCGTTTTGTTCAACACCATCTGTAGCATTATCCAAGTAACATCGGCCTACACGAAAAACCTTATTACTAAATTTACCTTTCTTATGGTGCTGTTGCTGTTTCTGTTGTGATCCTAACCCTAAATTATATTTTTCCTCATGTGTCCACCAAGCATAATTAAAACCTTTATTAAAAGCTCTATAAGCTATCTCAAAACTAACTCTGTGTAAAGGTATTACATTTTTTTTGACAATATGAGATTTTTCCAACTTACCTGTTTTATGTGGTGCTAGAGAAGAAGAAGTATCGACAATATCATCTTTTATATCGGTCATGGCCTTTTCTACAGCTTTGAACAACACTTCATCTGAATTTTTAAAAGTTCGGGAGTTTTCAAACTTTATATCAAAATGTATTGACATTATGATCTACTTCCATTTCCGATTACAGCACGTGTAGCGATTATTTTACCCGCATAGTCTCTAAAGAAAAATACATCTACAACCTGATATTTTTTGATTACTCCCAAAGCTGTTTCAAATCCAATCCAATCTCCATTCCGTACATCTACCAATCCATGAAATATTACAGTAGCAGACATTGTAGTCATTACACCATTAATTGCATATATTTGAGTTAAGTCAGTATTATAGCTGATAAAACATTTTAAATTTGCATAGGTAGGAGTAGCAGATTGAGAAGGTTGTCCCCATGAATCCTTTGTCGAAGCTTGACTGTAAATAGAAGCTTTATCATACATTGGTATTACTCCCAACATTATAATTGCTCCCTTCTATACAAGCTTTCTGATGTACCAATATGTCTATGAGTATAATGAGCTACCTTTCTTTTAGGTAATCCACCAGTTATAGGATCAGGAGAAATTCCCAAATAACCAAGTACATAAGGTGCTATACTTCTATCCTTGTCAGAAATATTTAGCATTACACCTGCCATTTGTATATAAGTAACTCCCATTTCAGCACGTAGGAAGGTATCATCAATTCGCATAAGCCAGATAGTCTGCTGTGATAGAACATTGATAGGAATGTCAGCTTCACTTGTGAAATATTTTGGAAGGTAAGTAAGTAGAGTTTCTATACTGTTGCTAACTGCTTTTTGCCTGTTAGTTTCATCTGCTTCATCCCAAACACTGGAATGATAGATATTCTCTGTAATATAGGAAGTAACATTATCAAAAGTCTGACTATCCACTCTTTCTCACACTCCTTGAACTAACATTAGCCTTTTTCTTGCTTGTCGAGGAGGTTTTTCTTTTAGGTTTTGATTCCGCTTCTTTAATAACCTCGTATTTAAGGAAATATCTTTTCGCAAACTTTTTTCCTTCTTCTTCATTATCAAAGATAGCAACACCTTTATTAAATAATTTACCGCCTAGCCAAGCATTTATAGGTTGTCCGTATAGTACCTTTATTTTTGCCACTAGCTGTTTACCTCCTTTCCCCTTTTATTGCCAAAAAAAGAATAAGAGAGAAAGAGGAATTTAGCTCCTCATTCCTCTCAAATGATTAACTACGCTTTTATACCCTTGAGTCTTGCTACAGACTTAGGATTGAATACAGCAAGTCCACAGTACCATTCGATTCTAGTTCTGTATACTGGCTTAGTTTCAAGTTCGCCGATATCAGTTACTCGAACGCCACCATTTTGTATACCAGAAACATCACTCATAGCACCGAATTTTACAGCAAAGATATCATATCCGTTTGCTCCATCTATTCCCTGAGCTGGAAGTATATCATCTTCTACTACAAGCAAAGGAATTCCAGCATAAAGAGAAACAGGTTTACCAAATATATCCTGTCCAATTTCTAAATAATGCTGTGAAGCCTGTAACAGATTCAATATGATTCTTCTAGCACTTCTGGAAACAAATATAGCGTCTGCACCATAAGGAACAGCGTCAACTAATTTGTTCAAGTCAGCCAAAGTCAAAGCTCCATTAGTTGTATCAGCAACAGCAAAATCCTGTGTACCGGATACGAACTTAGCCAACCCATCAAAAGACTTAGAGTTACTAGCTTTGTCGCCATAGAAGAACGCAGAAGTAAATGTCTGTGCTACAGCCTTTGCTTTTAGCTCGGTCTGTATTGCCCTCTGATCGTTTATGTTACCTCTTGTTTCTACTATAAATTTATCTACGTCAACATCTCCACCAAGCATAACCAATGAAGCTGTTTGCTGTACGAATGAAGAAGCACTTTCGGTATATCCTTCATTTACATCTCTGAAAGCTACATCAGGCAAAGTGGTTACTTGATTGTAAGTATAAGCATTTCCAACTACTTCCATGAAAGGTAGTACCTGAAGAACTGCGGAGCTTTCAACCATTGTCTCGATTACGCCTTTCTGTAACATATCCTGTGAAAGTTTTGCACTTTCAGCGAGTGTTACTGCCATTTAATCTCCTCCTTTATAAAATAATTGATTACATTAAAAAAGACCCTTTTTAAGAGCCATTAAGTTATTACTTATTTTGATTTCTTTTTGGAACTTCCATAAGCCAGTGCCATCTTAGCACTTGCAGACAATTTAGAATCATCTACAGGTTGTTTAGTGTCCTTCGGATTAAGTGGTTTACCAATCTCGATAGAACCTTTAGAACCCTGTCCGAATATCCCTGCTTTCTCAGCCTTTATTATCCAGTCTAATTTTTCTTTTACATTCAAACTTTCTGGAATTAAAGCCTTTAAGTCGTCAGAAACACCATCTAATTTTGAATCTATCAACGTCTGAAGAACTCCCTCATAATCTGATACTACTTTATCCTTCTTTTTGATTTCATCTTTTATCATCTTGAGTTCATCTTCAAATCCGTCTAAATTCTTATTATCTGTTTTTTCTTCTTTTTCAGGTGTTTTAGGTTTTTCCTCCTCTTTAGGTTTCTCCGGTACTTTATTACTTGCTAACTTTTCTTCTAAACTAGCAATTTTATCTACAAGACTTTTTAAGATAGAATCTTTGTCCTCGTGCTGTTCCTTCTGTTCTATTTGTTCAGGCTTTTTTTCTTCTGTTTCCTGAACTGGATTTTCTTTTTGTTCCTGTTCTTGCTGTTTATTTTCTTCTTCAACTGCCATTTATTTATCCTCTCCCTTTTGTATACATTTTTTACCTGCTCCCTTCGTTAAGAAAAGACAGGCGATTAAACCTGTCCATATACTTAGAAGGGAAAAGGGAAATAGTGCAAGCCAGCATTTTACACTATTTCATTATACTGGTTCTAGCTGTTTCCAAAATATATACCCATCTTTTTAATTTAAAGCCTTATTTACAGCTTTTTCTTGTTTTTTATGCTTTTTTAATCGTTCTTCGGGTATATCATCAAGACTCCAATATGGAATAGGTGTATGACGACAATTAGGATGAAAGATATGCCCGGTAGCTCGCAAATCATCATAAGTTCTATATCCATGTGTAGCTCCTGTCATAGAAATGATTAAACCCTGAAAAGGTAGGCAAGGATCATTTGTCAAAGGATTAAACGGGATTCGTGCTAAATCTCCATGTCCATCATGTTCCACTACATAATCCTTAATTCCGGAAACTACTACTTCCTGAGCTTTTGTCTTTGTCACCATTCTTACATAGTTATCCAGTTTCCACCTTCTGCCGGCCTTATCAACAATGGCAATCATCTCAGCTCTAATTCCTTTTTTAAGAGCCTGTCCCTGTAACTCTTTTATTAACTGCTGTGCCAAATCTTCCCTTCCAGAATTTCTCATAGCCTTAACAGTTAGATGTTTTGACATGGTATCTCGGATAAGCCTTTTCAGAGCATACTCGGTGTTTCTTGTCACAGACAGCAAATCCTTCATATTCACATTTCTTAACTTTAAAACACTATCTCGATTGACAGCTTCCGATACTTCTCTAAGGATAGATTGAGTTGTATATTTCTTTCCAATAGAATCATAAAGAGCCATCAAACACAGTCCATAACCGATAAAATATAAAGTCTCATTTTCCTTAGTTATAGTACCCTCAAGGTCTGTATCAAGTTCTTGTATTCTATCCTCAACAAATTTATTTACAAGATAGAGGGAGATAACAGTAAATTCAGGATTGCTTTTATAACTTAAAGCATTGCTCAACTTTTTATACAAGCCATTGTAAGCATTTTGAAATACTCTTATAACTCGAGCATTGCTTCTGACTATTAAAGGTCTAGGATTTATACTCAAAAATTTTCCCTTCTTTCTTGACATTTATAAAAAAAATATGCTATAATAGGTATCCAGCAAATATATTATTTTTAAACGAGGTGATTGTATTTATGAAAAAAATATCAGAAGTAGAACGAAAACTTATACGTAAACTCGTATCACTAGGCTATTCTCCTCTAAAAATTGCTATACTTGTTGGCTGTTCATTAAGCACTGTCTATAGAATCTATAATGAAGCTATCCCCCTCTTTGTACCTATCAGAATGACTCCACTATTTGTAAAAGCTTAAATATAATAACGAAAGAACAGGAAAGCTGTCCAAGCCATCCTGTTTTTTTTATTCTTCCTTCTTAGCTCCTGTTTTATCTAAATCTTTATCAGCTTCATCCGTTATTGGATTTCCCTCAGCGTTCTTTTCTGTGTCCTTACGGTGATAGTCCTCCAAATCCTCCTCATTAAAGATTGAACTATCAACTGTCATAGCTCTTTCCTTAGCCTGTTCAGCTTCGTCATTAATCCGTTGTATTTCAATCTCAGCCTGCTCCTCAGTCATATTTTCCATTCTCATAATAGCTGTCTTTTGACTTATTGTTTTTGCTCCACCGGTTCTAATATTCATTACAGTAGCTTCCTCTGAATCATCCTTTGGAAGTCCATCATGGAATATTAATTGTGGTACTGTAAATTCATAATCCATCTTTCCTACAGCACCTTCTAACAATTGAGCAATAGTAAATATCTGTTTTAAACCTTTTGCATAATACTGTCTTTTTCTATTTATCTTTGCCAGCAGACTGTTCATTCTCCACTTTATAGCTAGGCCAGACGTTCCGGAAGTACCACTATCTCCCCGACCAACAGCTACAGCAGGTATTTCAGCAGTAGTCAATAGCAAGTCCACAAGTTTATCTAACTCCATAAAAGCGTGCTGAAGCTGTCCATTCCATGTGATATACTGTGGAATAACATCATCCTTGCCCATTACCTCAAATACCTTATCCTGAGCTACCCTAAACTCTGGATTACCTTCCTCGTCCTCTCCCAAAGTTCCTGACGGTACAGCCATAGCAGGATCAGCGTGTTTGTCTAGTATATCAGCAATCTGCGTAAGCCTATTATTAATTTCATCAAGTAAGGCCACGTGTTCAGAAATATCATCTAGTCCTTCCCAAGTATCATCTGTACCAAAGTTAGGAATATGCACTACGAGAGGAATAGGTACTCCTGTGTAGACAACTGATCTACCTTCTATAACTTCATCAAGTATCTTCCATTCAGATATTTCAACATATCCGCCAAAGTATCTTTCTTGCGAAACTTCTAGGTTATAGACACGATATTCAATCCTACCTGCATAGTGACTTTCTATAAAAAGTTGCCAAGCTTCTTCTCCATCTACATCAACAAGTACAGGTACAGCTATGTGATAAGCTACAATCTGATTCTTGTTATAGACAGAAGCTTCAGGAAATACGTGTTCCGGATTTACAGGCTCTATAATGACCTTTGCAGGATCTAACTGTTCTGGCAATTCTCCGCCATATTCCTGTCCATATCTTACCTTGACAAAACTATCACCTCTGTAAGCATTAGCTAAAGCGGATTCATATGTCAAAATGTTTAAATCATTATCCTTCACAAATCTGTCAAGAGCTTCCTGCTCCGGTGTACTGTCACCATTACCTGCCTTAACCTGCACTTCCTCGCCAAAAAGGAAATCTGCTGACTTCTTACATATAATACCTGCAATATTTACAGATACATACAGGAGATCTCTTTGATATTTTGTTCCGTCAAAATCTTTAAATACCTCAAAATTTTCGCCTTTAAATAGCTTTTTATTTCTTTTATATCTATCTATTCTTGCTCTATGTTCTGGAATCGGAAAAACTTTTCCTGTCCCAAAATATTTTATAGGAGTTAAGGATATCTCAATTTCATCACCGTTGCTATCCCCAAATTCCTTTTTATCCTGCCCAAAATTAAAAACAGGTACAGCCTTTGATAAATTGCCCAATACCTGCTTTACATTTATTGTCAATTATATTCCTCCTCTCTAAAAGCCTTTAGGTTTCTTATAATATGTCTTTTTCCTTTGCTTACCTGCTATCTCAACAGCACTTGCCAGAGCGTCAGGTAAATCATCATAATCTCCATTAGGAAACTGCTCCATCTGCTCTAATAGCAATCTCTGCGTTCTTCTAAACCTCAATACTCCCTGCTCTACAAGTGGTTCAATTTCCTCTATTCTATCCTCTTTCTTTGTCTTAGGATTTACAGCCTGAACACGAGTTTTATACCAATTCTCTTTAGTCAGTCTTTCTCTTAATTGCCTGTACATATCATATTGAGCTTGAATTGTTTCAACACCAAAACTCGTATGGCCAAACTCTTTGATCTTCAATATAGCAACTTCTAAAGCTCTGTGCATAGGTACTTTCATAGCCCAAGCGTCTAAAACATACAATATCCCAGTTCTCTTATCTCGACCAATAGTAACGATTGCGTTATAATCTGATCTACTTGTGCGTCCGATTGCCAGATCCCAAAAGCCAAATACTTCTAAATTCATAGGACGGCCATCAATATAATACAAGTCTTTATCCTCAAAATAGGTAAACTGGGATGGCTTGAATATTGCTGTTTCATCATCTGTAGGACGATTCAAATACTCAGAGCCGAAAGCACGAGAACCTATACTTATTTTGATTTTCATAAGTTCAAAGTAAGGAAACCTGTCATTCCACAACGTCTTGGCTCCCTTGTCCATTTCTTCCTTATGCTCATAATAAAACTCCTCGGCCTTGTCCTCTCTGTCTGGATCTTCAACATTTCTCAATATCTTCTCAACTTTTTCCCAAAGTTCTTGATTTTCTGGTTCTGATACAATAGCTGAATAGATTTTGGACTTGAAATCTGACCTATGAAGAATGTTAGGTAAAAGTCCTTGCCCATGTACTAGCGTTCCCATGTAGATGTAGGCTGTAGAAGTTATGTCACCGATTGGCACGATAACAGAATTGAACCAGTGAAGGTTTTTCTCTCTCAATTCCTTTGTATTCGTATTTTTTGCAGATTCGAGATCATCTAATACCACTAAGTCCGGCCTGTAAGCTCCATGTCTAGCTCCCCTCAATTGTTTTCCGATAGAAGCTGACTGTACCCGAATATCTGTAATAGTGACAAATCCTTCCTCATTATCTACAGTATTTGCCAATTTATTTTCATGTAAAATAACTCCAAAATCTTTAATGAGCTTTTTATTGAACTTTAATTGTCCATTTACCCATTCCACAAACTTTTTAGAAGCACTTTCTGTTTCTGAAATGATTAAGATATAATGACGTTTTTCATAAACAATCTGGTGAATAGGAAATATGTTTGATAAGTAAGCTGACTTTGCATGGCCACGAGGTACAGACCAACATATCTTCTGTGTAGGATCTTCATTTAAGCTGTCTAGTATTCCGCAAAGCTCTTTATGAAAGTCCGGAGCATTTTTCAATCTATAGTTATCTGGTATTAAGTTGTTATCATTATCTGGATTGTAGCTGTCAGAAAAATATTGATATGCAAAGTACAGCAAATCATACTCTCCCCGAAGTACCCTGTATTGCTGTTTTAAATCTTTAATAATGTCCAGAATATCATCAAGTTCTCCTTCATCATCTTTTGCCTGCTCTACAAGATCCTTAATTGCTCGCTTCAACTTGTAAAGCTGTATTTCTACTTCCTCTGGCACTGATACCTTCTCCTTTCCCTTTTAGACTAGAGAAACAGCCAAGCTAGGTAAAAAAGATATAGCCATGTTCTTTACAAATTACTGAAAATATGCTAATATGTAATTACAGAATTGCAAAAGTGAAGAAAGAAGGATGTAAATATGAAAGGAAGATTTAAACTAGGACAGCTATTAATCACCCCAAACTGTCAGGAGAAAGTAGCACATACAGAAATAGCATTTTGTTTATTAAGACACGTACAAGGAAACTGGGGAGACTTGTCAGAGGAGGATAAACAATATAATGAATTAGCTTTACAAACAGGAGAAAGGATTATAAGCAGTTATAAAAGTTCTGAAGGTACAAAATTTTGGATTATTACAGAAGCAGACAGAAGTTCTACAACAGTATTATTACCCGAGGATTACTAAACTGTACTAATTTAAAATTGCAAGTTACAATAGTTTTATCTTGCAAAAAACAAAAAAAGACAAGGAGAGTGACAAGCTCCCCTTATTTTTTTTTATTTACATATGAAAATCCTAACATAGCGGAAACATAGATATATCAACAACATAGAGAGAGTATACTTTTGAAATCCAAATAGTAACTATATAACAGTATATAACAGTTACAACCTTTTATAACAGTATATAACAGTTATAACTGTTAAATCCGTAAAACTGTATTATCTATCTACTTCAAAAAACAATCCATGTATTCCAATCAAGTTTGAGGTACTATCACCTACATTTGTGAACTTTATTACATAGGTTGTGCCAGGATTTAATCGCCAGCCATTAACGTCATTATTAACATTGTGGAGAGGTGTAAAGCTTGAGCCTGAGCCATATAATAAAGTCCTAAGAAGTATTCCGCCAGTAATACCAGAAGGATTCGAGTAGATGGTGATATGTGAAGTGTCCGTTTTCCTTCTGTTCCTCTGAATCAAAGGTACTGACGTAGTTCCTTCTGCGGCTAAGGTAAATGGGCAAGTTTTATCATAATATTTGTCGCTTCCTTTCATTAAACTTCCGTATAATACCTTTTAAGACACTTTTAGACATCAAGTAGACCAATCATACCAGAAACATATTCAAATCGCAAATAAAGCCCTTCTCGTTCGATTTAGAGGTATTGTAATGTTATAGGTTAAGGTGTATATTTAGAGATAGAGTATGTTGTGCCGAAGTAAAAAAGTGCTACAAACTAGCTGTGTCAACTGTTCGTGAAGTCTTACCTCGAAGTCAAAATTCGTTGTGCAATAGGTCAGAGCGTCGGATGAGCGGTATTTTCTAGGGGCTTCCACCGTCGGCAGGGTCTTACAGTTTTAACATTTACTTATATTATTGGATTTTTAGGAATTTTTTCTTAAATTTTGAAATTAAAAGTAAAATAGAAATGATTGTATAGTTTAGTAGATGTTAGTATATGATTATACATTCTTAATATGCAAGTTGTTTATGATTGTCTTGCAATTGTGCAATGAATTCATAACATATTATAAAGCTGTATCAATATAGTGAATAGTACAGATATAGTACAGTTCAGTTCATATCATAACATACAGATATCACCGCCCTACCTCCTATTATTCATATTAAGATTACTTTATTTAATACCGTTCATATAGGCCGTATATAGCAGGGTATCTACTAGGTGATATCTTAGTACCTTTTATAATATATAGGTAGTTTAAAAAGGCTGTACGGTGGATTCAGTAATATACCAGAGGATTAAAAAAGTATAGCCTTATTCCCCCAACTTCGCTAAACATGAATTTAGCGATCTTAATAAAAAGAAAAAAACTGTAACCGCCTATTTACAACGGCTACAGCGTTTATTACTCGTCAAGGTCATCAAGTTCTTTCAATACATCATCAACGTTGACTCTGGTTTCTTCAGTGTGTTTGACTTCCTGAATGTCTTTAAACATACCTTGATTCCTGTAGAATAATTCGATTGCTTTAAGTTTTGATCTGTCTGTGCCGTTCTTCATTATGTCCCTTAATATTTTATTTACGTCTGGTAAGTGTGA